ATGATGCCCGTTCGCAAATTTCGATCGGTCGAGGACATGCCGTCGCCGCCATGGCGCGAGCCGGGCGATCCCGCGTTGCTTCAAGCGTTGGCGATCGTGCTCGCCACGGTGCGCGGTGTCACCCCTCCCCACGTGTTTCCGCCGGGCGTGTACCGGCACCGGACGATCGAGAGCCTCAATCGACAGCGCGAGGAGTGGAGCCAGGCGTACGTGGACCGGCTGATCGACGACCGTCGACGGCACGTATAAGCATCCTCGCTGAACGCCGACAGGACCTTCGCGCCGCGCGTTTCGCCCGCATGGCCGAGCTCAGTTGCGCTGAAGGTCGAGGCCGAGGCGCAGGAAGCCTCGCGCGACGAGCGCGTCCAGGCGCGCTTTGTCATGTGAAGGCGTGATCGCGAGGTCGCCGGCATCCATGAGCGAGCGAACCCAGTCGAGTTGATGTTGGATCGCACCGCGGTCCTCTTGTATCTCGTCACTCGGGACCTGAGGTTTCTGACGATTCATCGTCAGACCGGGCATCATCCAGACGAGATCCCCAACGAGTAGAACCTCCCGATCATCGGCAAGGCGCACGTAGACAAACTGCGAACCCGGGCTATGACCAGGCGCTTTGATCAGGACGACTCCGGGAGCCAGTGCGTGCACGAGAGCATAGTCAATCACCCGGAACTCCGATGCCGAATCGGGTGAAAGCTGGAAGAACGCGCGGGCCGGCGGATGCAGCAACGAGTCCATCTGCGCCTGTGTCAGGACTGTTTTCGAGGCGACTTGCTTGAAATACGGTCCACGCTGCACGCCGATCGCGTGATCGAAGTGCTCATGCGTCAGGACGATGGTCTCGGCGTCCCGCAGCGCGGTTTGGACACTGTCATATCGCGCTTCCGAGTAGCCTGCGCCAGCGCTCGCTCCGTAATTCTGAGTCATCGCGGCGCCATCCAACGCGGCGTCGACCATGATCCAGTGGTCAGCGAACCGAATCTGGAAGGCCGGAAAGGCCATCGTGACGGGATCCGGGTCGGCCCCCTCGACAAACATGTTGAGCCGCAGCGGAGCCTCGGCAACCGAGAGATACCGCAAGTCTCGAGGACGAGGACCGGGGATGGACTGAGCCTCCATTCGAATCCTGGCGAGGAGAGCGGCCGAATAGGGGTTTTCTTGCCCGACCACGCTGGCGGGATGCCAACACATGACGACGGAGACAAGAAGACCGGCCAATGGAAGGGAAGCACGACTCGGCGTCATTGGTCTCTCCCGTGGTGAGTATTCGTGGGCTGGCTATCTTATAGAGGAGACCGCTTCAATCAGCGCCGCAGCCAACGGCTGCCGTCTCGCGCGCGCCGATCGACTCCATCCACTTGACGCGGCGCATGTTGGCACCAGCGGCGAGGAGCGTGGTCGCCGACGTCGACGCAATTTACGTTCGGCCCGTTCTCCGCGGATCGCCTGACCTATCGCAACGATCGAATGGTTAGTGCTGAAACTCTAGGGGGTCAGATAGTAGGTCAGGCAGCCTGGCCGAGTGCCAGAATCGCTGATTTTGCTAGGGATTCTTGGAGCCGGCGACGTGACTCGAACACGTGACCTGCTGATTACGAATCAGCTGCTCTACCAACTGAGCTACGCCGGCACCCTAACTCGCTCAGCTGCAAGCACTTGGACGAATCAGCCAATCTGACAGGGAGCAGATTGAGCAGCTGATTCCATGCCCGCAACTGACGCGGTACAACCTCGCAATCCTAGCACGCTCGGCCCCAAATTCGACGAATTCCTGAAGCAGGGGCGCTTTCTCCGCAACTGGTCGCCGAAGACCGTACGGTCCTACGAGCAGGCTTTCGCCTCATTCGTAGCCTCCGGTTCGGTCGTTTCCGCCATTCCGACGAGATCCAGGCTTGAAAGCTGGGTCGTCTGGATGCGGGAAAAGGGCCTGTCCCCCGGCGCCTGCAACGCCTACATCCGGGCCGTGAACTCGTTCCTGACGTGGGCGCACGCCGAGGAGCTGATCCCGGCGCCGTTTCACCTGAAGACCCTCAGAAGCGAAAAACGCGTCATCGAGATCTTCGATTCGGCGCACGTCCGGGCGCTCGTCTCGTTCCAAGCCAAGGGCTTTTCCGAAACGCGGCTTCATGTCCTGATCCTGACGCTGTTGGACACCGGCTGCCGCATCGAAGAGGCGCTGACGGCAGCGGACGGAAGCGTGGACCTGGAGAACCTCCTTCTCACGGTCATGGGAAAGGGCGGCAAAGAACGGAAGATCCCGTTCAGTCTCGAACTGCGCAAATCGTTGTTCCGATTTCAGCAGCTCAAGGCCAAGCAGGATGTGCCGCGGGGGATGCTCTTGTGCACGCGTTCGGGGACGCGGCTCTCGTACCGGAACGTCTACCGCGACATCCGGGCGCATTGCGAAACGCTCGGAATAGCGGGGCCGCGCATCTCGCCTCACACGTTCCGGCACACGTTCGCCACCGCCTACCTGAAGCAGGGCGGCGACATCTACAAGCTCTGTCGGATCTTGGGCCACACGGACATTCGCACCACGATGATCTACTTGCACCTGTCGCACGAGGATCTCAGGCAGCAGACTTCATTGCTGCGGCGGTCTTCGTGAGCCAGCCGAGTTCGCGCGACGTGCGGCGCCGGTGGCAGTTGCAGCACAGGACCTCGCACTTGGCGATTTCCGCCTTGAGTCGGGCCACGCTTGCTTGCCTCACCACGAGGTTTGCCACGGCGTGCGCCCGGCTCTCCTTCTTCGTCCGGTGGTGGAATTCGAGGACGAGAACATCAGACTCACCGCAATCGGTGCAAGGGTGCGCTCGGAGATATTCGAAGACGACTAGGCGGTTTCGAGTTCGACGGCCGGCATTCGACCGGACGATGCGGTCCTTGTAGTCGGAAAAACGCCGCGCAGACAATTCCGCGAGGCAGTTCTTGCAGACGTTCTGGAAGCCGTCCTTGCGGGTGCGGTTCTTCGAGAATTCCGATTCAGGCTTGGATTGTCGGCAGGACGAGCAGGTCTTCAAGCATTTGGGGTTACGGGTAGCGGAGGGAACGAAGGAACCGGAAGCGGGAACGGACTTCTCAAGCGGCCATTCGTGAACGGCCGGGATTTGCACCCCGCATGCCGGACTGACAATCCATCACGGGTCTCGGCACAAGGCCAAAGTCCAGCTCGGATCCAGCGTCTACCTATTCCGCCACGTTCACGAACGCCCGCCTGAAGAGAGTGGCTGGTGGTGAGGGTCTACTGAAATATCTCTCAGTAGAGTCGTAGCCGGCTGCCATGGACAGACGCGGCGACCTCCCCTCCATCAAGCACTCTCTTGGCCCGCCGGTTGCAAAGCGCAACGGGCCATGTGGATCTGGCCCGAACTCGACTACTGGATTCTCGACGAGCTCAGAGCTTCGCAATCTCGCCCTCCCGCAGAACGCGACGAGGCGAAGGTCCTGGCCTTTCCCAGCCGTGGAGAGGACAGTCCGGGAACACGAGGAAAACCGGGTAGTAGTCTTTCGGTGCCGGAATGCCGAGGCCGCGGCCGTAATTGTTCTGTTCGACCGGACAGCGACAGCCGGCGTCGATAGCGATTTCTGAGCCGGGGTTCATTACAGGTACAGGTTGCTGTTGATTTGACTGACTCTCGCAATGGCGCGCCGAACAACCTCAGAATTGACCTCCACAATATCGAGCAATTTGCCGCCGGACGCGAGCCCCGGCTTGGCGGGAGCGGCAGACTCTGGGACTGATCCCATCACCGGCTGAAGACGCTCAAACAGAACATCAACAACCATCTCCAACTCATGAAGCAGCTTCGACTGCATTTCAAGAATGGACGGGAGAGTCAGCGGATTCGTCTCACCAACTTTCCGAGCGAGGCTTCCGGAGGACACGAGACCCGATTGAAAATCTTCGTTCATGTTTTTTCTTGTTAATGATTTCAGCCATGCGCTCAAACGGAGCGCTCGGCTCAAAGCACTACACGACGCGGTATTCGACGTCAGGATGGCCTGGGCGCCAGATTGCCTCGAACAGCTTGCGCTTCAGCTTGGCGACGTCGGTCCACATGCCTTTGACTTCCACCAGCTCTCGTCGCCCGTCGGCGTAGCGGACCCGGAAGTCCACGATGTAGTCGCAGATTTTTCGGTCGTTGACGAACAGCGGAATGCGGATCTGCCTTTCCCAGCTCTCGACCTTGTCCTTGCCCTGTGCGTGCATCTGGATCTTCAGGGTGGCGGCGAAGTCGGCCTCCTTTTTCGAGTGATATGTGATGCCGTCAAAGACCGTGGGCTTGTTGCGGTACTTGGACCGGCCCGATTGCGGCCAGGTCATTCTTCAGTCGTTGGCGCCTCCAAACTCAGCTCGCCGCTCTTCTTCATTCGCGCCCGAATGTTGTAGACGTATTGGAGATTGACGCCGTACTTGTCGGCGATTTCCTTCGTTCCGTAGCCGGCGTTGATCATTTCCTTCATGTGGGCGATGTCCGACCGTTCGAGCCGGTCTTTGGTGTCGGCTTCGGTCATCAACAGGCCCCCCGCGCTGGAATCGCGAAAGCGGCGTGAGCGTCTTGGTCGGCTAGCTCTTTTCGGCTTCGCGGCCGGCGTCGTCGTCGCTGGCTCGTCGCCAAAAGCCTTCACGTGTTCGTAGACCTCTCCCTCGATGACGACAATGGTTCTGTCGCCGATTTGAAACCGTTTCATATGGCGTATTGCGTTAATGCTGAGAGCGGAACGAGCGTTCCGGTTGCCCGGTCTTCATCGCCGCCTTGCACGACCCGGTATGGGCTGTCCCTGAGAGCGATGGCTTGGGCCTTCGTCATGATGAACGTGAGGCCGCAGGCGAAGAGGACGAGCACGTCGGCGCCAGAGCGTTCCAGGGCCTGGTGCTCGAAGAACACGTTGCCGGTCGTGCCGGCGAGGCGGTCGAACTTGACCTCCCATCTCACGCCGAACGTGTCGATGAGGTCACACTCCCGCTTCTCGGTCAGGCCGTTCAGTTCGTTGTAGCGGGCGTGGACTCTCTGTCCGCGGTTCGCGTACCACTGCTGAATCTTGCCGACTGCGAGCCCTTCGTGGACGGCGGCCGTGGCCTTGTCGATTGCGAAGGTCAAGTCGGACATAAGACGAAGTGATGGGTTGAAACAGACATTCCGACGAACGCGGTCGTGGTGTGCTTTCGCGAATTGCAGGAACCGCAGAGAGGCTGGATGTTGTCGATTCGGTCTGAGCCTCCGGCGACCAACGGGACCTTGTGATCTCGTGTCAGCGTGACCGTCGGCTCGGTACGATTGCAGCCGACACACGTGAAGTTGAAGGCTCGTTTCAGTGCGTCCCACTCACCTTGCGTGTGACCGCCAACAGCGTTGAGGAAGCGCTCGCGGCGTCGCTGGTCTCGTGCTCGGTACGCGGCAAGGTGTGTCAGCCGGTGGCGGACCTCAGCTGCTCGGCGATGCTCTCTGGGCAACCGAGCCATGCGTTCGCGGGCCTTGACTCGCAGAACTGATGAATGCCGCCTGTACGACGTCCGAGACGCACGAACCCGAACTGCTGACGCCTCGACTTCGGCGCATCCGGTCCGGGCCTTCCAATCGCCGCAAAACCGCTGGCGCGCCCCATGCGGCCGGAATTCACTGCCGCATCTAGCGCACGCCTTCGGTCTGTACTTGATCTTGTAGGTTGTGCGCCGGACGTACTTTCTTTGTCGTCTTGCGCTTGGCTGATTTTCGTAGGCCATAGAATTGTAGCGGCCTCTCTGACGCAGGAATTCGCTTCAGGACAATCCCTTGGTCGGTCCAGATGGCCCGAAGGCCGAGGACTTCCAAGAGCTTCTCCAAAAGCAATTTCTGGCGTTTCTGAGTGTCGTGAATGTGCGGGATCTTGCTGAAGTGCTGGGCGTATTTGATCAGGAGTTCTTGATCCGGCGTGCGGGCCATTCGTGATGGGATTATGGGTGGAAAGTTGGCGGACGTTTCAGCGCCCGCCCGCAATCAGTCTGGCAAGCGGAAATGAATCGCGCAAATTGAGTTTTCCACAGAATCGGCTAAGCTCTCGCGATGCGCCTCCAGCTCACATTTGAAGTCGGGGACGAGATTCTGCCAAGTGCGCTCGCCAGGATCTTGTTGGATGTGCAACACCAGGCGATGGTCTTCACGCTGATGGCCGAGGCGGAATCCGAGTTCGGTGCCATCGCAATAGGCGGCCGTCCAGGTGCAGAAGTTCGGCGATATCTCAACGACACGGAAGAACTAATTTCGTACAAGTACATGGCGGAAGCGTCTCAAAGCAGCTTTGGGCGCTTGCCCCTTGAAGTTGGCGTGACCCGCCTGCGAATGGAGAGCCCTTTATGGGTCGAAACCACCATTCGGGCGGCACGAGGCGTCGTGACGCTTGTCCAGCGGAATTTTCGCACGCTTTACGAACGGGTATACTTCGGAGACCTGGAGCGAGAGCGACGACGAATTCAGAATGCCGCGAGCCGCGAGGAGGTAATCGCCGCCAGAATTCGAAATATTGACGCCGCGTACGACTTGAGCGAAAAGATTTCAGACGCTGAAATTCGAGAAGCCCTGCGGCGCCATTTGATTTCTGCTGTTGCCCCATTTGATCCCGTCTTGTCGAACCAGCCGCCTTACAACCAGGATGGGCGCCGACTAATTGATGCGAAAGTCCTGGATGGAGAGCAGGAACGAGACGACGAGATCCGCTGACTGCCCAATCAAAGATGTATAGGCGCGCTTCGCGCCGGCCGAAAACCTCAAGCTCCCTAAACCCAGAACCCCTTCACTCTTCCCCTCTCCCGCAGCAAGAGGTCTCCGAGTCCAGGGCCTAGAGGCCGAGTCTCACGAATTCTTGTTTTCAATCGGCCGCGATTTAGAAAAATCGGGCCGCTTGCTGGCGGTGTCGGGTTGTCGTTCGGGCTCGATTCCTTCTTGCCAGTCGGCAAAGCTCAATCGAGCGAGCTACGGGCGCTTGCGCGCTTTCGACTGCTGGCGAAGACTCGCTGGCTAGACCAGACGGAGCTTCATTGACGGCGTGCGACCAGCATGCGGAAACGGACAAAACAAAACCCGTCTTCGGGGGCCGAATCTTGCGGAAGCGGTCTCCCCCTAAGGCGGGGTTCGTTGTGCAAGATTCGGTTGGGACCGTGGGCGTGATTAGAAAGTCAGCCTGAGATCAGTGTGGCAAGCGGAAACAAAGTCGTCAAGCGGGCGAAAGCTTGAGCTTGTCCCGCATGCGCTTTAGGGCGTTCCGAGTGTTCGTGTAGTAGTGCTTCTTGTCGGCCGGTACGCCCTTGCCCATCGCATCGACTGATTTAACGAGAGCGTCGAAGCGTTTCAACATGTCAACCGTCGTGTCATCGTCGTTCACAGGCCCGAGATAATTGAGTTCGGCGTCTGCGTCCGGCGTTGTGTTGTCCAACCTGATGGCCTCGAACTCCGTTTTCGACCTGACGGCGGCCGTGGCCGTGGGGTGCAGTCGGATGGTCATGGCCTTGGAACCGCTGTTCTCGGCGCGGTGAGCGTGAACCACGGCGCTGCCCAGGAACTGGCTCGTGTGAACATGCGCAGCCGTCGTGTTGTCTGACCGAAACCGTAAGGCGGCGAAGGTCCCGACGCCAATCCCCATTCTGACGGGCACCTCAGCGATTATCAGATCCCGCATCAGCTCGGTGGCGAAGGAGCACGTCGAGTCCATCCGCGGCATTGAGATGAAGGCCGAGTCCGAAAAGGTGATGGCCGTGATCTTCTTCGGGACGTACTTCGAAACCGCCGTTTCCAGTTCGTTGTGAAAGCGATAGAAGCGCTGGGCCAGCGTGCCGAGCTGCATGGTCGTGAGGGCCGCAGACAAACGGCTCATGGCGTCTAGTGGCGTCAGGGTCGATGCGAGCTGCTCGATGGTGTCGTCTGATTCGTTCAGGACCATCGTCGAGAAGCCCAGCATGTCAACGAAGAGGACGGGGCGCTCCATGGCGGGAGAGATCCTACTTCATGAGCCTGTGGATAACCGGCCGTTGACGAGTTCGTTTTCGGCTGGCACGATTCCCTTGTCCTTAACGGCGGGCAATCGCTCCGCCAGAAATCAACAAATGAATGCCAGCAGAAATTCCTCCGGCCCTGCCGGAGAAGAAGGTGTTCCCGGTCATCGACGACGGCGTGTACCAAGCCGTAGTCACGGAGGTCGAAAGCGGAAAGCAAAAAACCTACGACGACCGCTTCAATCCGAACGCTCCCGAGACCGAATCGTTCTACGTTTTCAAATTCAAGATTCTCACACCGGGCCCTGCCCAAGGGCGGTTGCTGTGGAGCAGGCGCGGCAAGGCCGTCTTGCCAGTCCCACCCGAAGGCAAACAGAAGCCCTCGCTCACGTATCTCGTGGCGTCGGCGGTGAAGGGACGCCGCCTGACCTTCGACGAAGGCAAGAAGTGGTCGCTCGCCGACATCAACGCCCTCGCCGGGCAGCAAATCGTTCTGGTCGTCCAGCGCGCCCCCAAACAGGGCGGCGACGGCGAAATCAACAGCATCACCGCCTACATGCACGCCGGAACCACGCTGCCGGACATTGACGAGCAGAACGGCGGCGCGGAGAATCCTCCGACGCCACCGGCTCCGACGGAGCCACCGCCGACTCCAGACCGCTACCGCACTGTGCCGCCTGAATTTCAGCCCAAACCGGTTGAGGAACGGCTGGCGTGAGCATCACGGAGATTCTTGCGAAGGTCCAAGACCCGAACGTCTCTCCGGGCGCGCTGTCGGAAATCCTGATGCACCTGTCGGCCGACTACGCGCACAAGACTTCCGAATTCACTGAGGTCCTGGCCAAGAAGGCGACGGCGTGGCCGCGCCTGCGCGAAGAGCGCGAATCGGACAAACAAGCCGACAAAGCCTGGGACGCCACGATTGAGGGACGCCTCGAAATGTCGCTTCGCCTGGAGCTGAAGTCCCTTGAAAAACTGATGTCCGCCATCAAGGCCCACCTCCGAACCAAAGAGGTCGAAGCCAGAAATCAGTTCTAAGACGGTCCGTTCAACCGCCCCCGACCAAGGGGCGGTTTTCGTTTGACTGAAATATCCCGAAATGGGATATGCTGGCCAAGCGATGAAGCAGAAGATCCTGAAGTTCGACCAGCGCAAGCTCGACTGGCGCCAGTTCTTCTCGAACGAGCTCGAACCGACGCACGTGACGGCGATGGGCGCGCTGTTCGGGGCCGATTGCATGAGCGTGCTGCCACAGATCAAGTCTGAGGTCGTGGACACGGTCTTTGCGGATCCGCCGTTCAACCTGGGAAAAGAATACGGCCGTAACACCAACGACAGCCTCCCGGAGTCGGCGTACGTCGCATGGTGCAAGACGTGGCTCGTCGAGTGCTCGCGGATTCTCCGTCCAGGCGGAGCGCTGTTTGTCTACAACCTGCCGAAGTGGAATGTGATTCTTGGCGCGTTTCTGATGGAACTCGGACTGGAATTCCGGCACTGGATTGCGGTCGAAATCAGCGCGAGCCTGCCGATTCCCGGACGGCTTCATCCGAGCCATTACAGCCTTCTGTACTACACGAAGGGCAAGCCGAAGACGTTTCGCCGGATCAGGACGCCCATCCAGTTGTGCCGCCACTGCGGCGGCGAAGTGAAGGACTACGGCGGACACCGGGGAGCGATGAATCCGAACGGCGTCAACCTCAAAGACGTGTGGACTGACATTCCGCCGGTGCGCCATTGGAAATTCAAGACCAAGGACCGGCAGGCGAACGCGCTCTCAACAAAGTTGCTGGACCGCGTGATTGAGTTGTCCACGGTGCCCGGAGATCTCGTCGTTGACCCGTTCGGCGGGAGCGGCACGACCTTCGCCGTGTGCGAGGCCAAGCACCGCCACTGGCTTGGAACGGAAATCGACTTCGCGCGGGAGATCATTGACCGGCTCGAAACCGGCGACATCCATCCGCACAAGAACGAGGACTTCGTTGAAGGATAAGGCCGAGCAAGACGAGCGGAAATGCGAGTGGTGCGGGAAGCCCCTCAAGGACGTGCCTGTGCGGCGCGACGCGCGCCACTGTTCCGTGCACTGCCGCTCGAAACACAATGCCGAGCGTGAACGGCAAAAGCGCAAGGCGGCCCAAGCGGGGCGCTAGCCGTCGGCCCGGCCGTCGGTGCCTTTCGGAATGCGCGGGACGGACATGCTCGTCGCATCGTGCTCGATGACCGCAATCTCGAGGATTCCGGAATCGCACGGAATCGAGCGCCAGAAATCCAGATACGGATCCAGCTCCGAGATGTTGCCGATGCGGTCTGTCAGAAAGCGGTACATGTCGCGGGACGGCACAACGAGAATGCCGGCGGCAATCTGCTTCTTGGACAGGAGCATCGCCATCTTGTTCAGTGAACGATGGCTTGATGAAATGTTGCCGGTCTCCCATTCGAGGACGACCGGCAAATGCGAAGTCTTCAGGAGCGCATCGAAGTCGCCGAGCATCGCGCCTTCGTGATTCTTGGCCTTCGCTTCGATGGTCCAGCCCTGCCGCCGAAGCTCGATGAGAAGTCCATTCTTGATGGGCTTGACGCCGTTCCCTTCGCCGCGCTTTTTGCCGCTCTCCGGGTAGATGGTGAACTTGCCGCTGTTCGGCGGCCAGTCAACCGCTCTGATGGCCTTGTACAGGCTCGTGCGCGTCTTCTTCCAGGCGGCCGATGCGGCATAGTCGCCACAGCTGATCAGACTGACTTCCTGCACGATTTTCATTGCGGCCCGCCTTTGCGCAGGTCCCGGAAGAACGTCGTCAGATTGATTCCAAGAGCGTCAGCGACATCGAGGAATTCGAGCACGTCCAGGCGCCGTTCGCCGGATTCGTACTTGGACACGAAGGACTGCGGGCGTTGCAGCACGTCGGCAAGCTCGGCCTGCGTCATGTCGGCCTTTTTCCGAGCATCGAGAAGAAGAGCGCGGAAGAAGTCCCCGCGTCGGTCGGACGCCACTTCAGCCATGTCTGCGGCAAAGTGTAGTATCCCGAATCGTCTAAACCCAAATTAGGATTCTTGTCGGGCCCATTATGGCCGCGGCAAAGAAGAAAGCCCCGCCAGCGTGAAGCTGAGGGGCTTGTTTTGTCATGGGTTGGACCTCCATGTCGGTTGTGGGGTGAACGGGTCCCGGAACGGCAGATTTTGCGTCTGGTGGGCCGTCAGTTGATGCCGGCGAAGTACTCGCCGAGGCTTGCCGTCGCCCGGAACTGGGGAACGGGCTCCAGGGCCTTGAACGCTTCGGTGAAGCTGTTCTGGAGGCTCCAGAGCGTCCGCGGCTCGAACGCCGGATGCGGCGGCTCGAAGTAGTGCCGGTGGACGGCCTTGGCCAGGTGCTTTGGCACGTCGACGGCCTCCTCGATGAACGCCTTGTAGATCAGCTCTCGCGCTTCAATGTCGGGGAGCGTGTGATTGCGCCAGACGTCAACGCGCTGTTGCATCGGCAAGAAGTGTCTCTGCACGCGGTCTACGCCGATGGCGACGGAATCAACGAACCCGTCCATCAGCTTCTTGGAGTGCTTTCGAGCCAGGGCGAAGAAGTCGCCTTGGAACGACAGGTTGTCGCAGACGAAGACGCGGAAGCCGGCAACCATGCCGAGGCTGAACGTCTTGTCGTGCGAATTGCGCAGTCCGAGGACAAGGTTGACACGGTCGGGCCGGTCGGCATCCTCGCCAAGGCTGAGCGTCATCGCTCCGAACATCCGCATGCCGTCCTTGCTCACGCCGTACTCGTCCTTGACGACTTCGATGCGCCGGTAGGCCAGCGCTTCGAGCGTCTGCGCGACGAATTGGGAATGAGGCAGAACGGTGTGGGTGTCGGTCGAGTCCGGTGAGGGCAGCGCCAGCAGATCCTGTCGGCCGAGCTTTTCGGCTCCGCGGTGGAGCATCAGTCCTTCCATGTCGCTTTCTCCTGTTCTTGGGCTTCACATGCCACACGGTGGCCTGGAGGTTTTGGTATTCGAGGTTGGAGAGGATTTCCTTGCGGAGTCGTGTTGCGGGCCAGCCGCGGCGGGAATCGACGGCGACCACGAAGAACAGGGCGTCAGCTCGCTTGCGCGATTTCGGCTTCATGTTCCTTGTAGGCCTCAAGAATGAGGTCCCTCAGCTTGTCCTGGTCGGAAGCGTCCTTGGCGGGACGAAGCAGCGCATAGCTGCGCCGTTCGCCGTTGACGACGTACTGCCTGGCCGGGAATGTAACGTTGCGCCCTCCGTTGCGCCTCTCCCAGACGGCAAAGCCTTCCAGCTTCAGGCCGTCCAATGGGCCTCCGGAGAAATGCAGAGCGGCGTCAGCGAGCTTGCCGGGCGGCGTGGCCTTGGCGTTGTTGGCGAACTTCACGGTCATTTGATGCCTCCTTTGGCATGTCTGTACGGAAACAGCGCGAGAACGCTCACTACCGTTCTGGCGTCGTTGCCCTACTCGACGATGAAGGAGTCGTACTTCGGCGTCAGGCGGAGCGTGTTGTTGGCAACTACGAACTCAATCGGGATCAAGTACTTGTGCGCAGGCGTCACGACGAACAGAATGTCGACCGCGCCTTTGTCGAAGGCTTTTCGACTGCCACGATTGAGTGCTCGTACGCCCCAGGTTTTCAAGTTCAGCTGGTAGCAGCCGCGGCGCGGATAGATGTACGTCGTACGCTTCACCTGGACACGAAAAAGGCGGCCGTCTTTCGAGACGATGAGATCAAACGGTTGCGTGTCGGTCAGGGGAATGGCTACGACGTAGCCGTTGCAGGCAAACCAAGCAATGGCCAGGGCCATGCCGGCGTTGCCGCTCTTGTAGTTCTCATTCAGATGCGTGGGGTTAAAGACGCTCGCTTCGCGCGCCCTTTGAATGGAACGCGCGGAATGTTTGTTTATTCGCGTTTCAGAGAACGCGAAGCGAGAGTGGAAAGAGTGGAGGCGAAGCGGACAGGACGTCCGCCGTCTTACGCGAGGGGTTGGTTCAGGGTGTCGGCGGAGAGCGCGGCCTTCAGCTCGACGAGCTCGTTGTTCATCTGCGAGCAGATGTCCTCAAGCTCGCCTGCGGCGGCTGCGGAGAGTTCGGGATCATCGCGCTGGCTGCCGATGGCGCGGAAGAGCGTCTGCATCAGCGCCGTCTTCTGGATAAAGGAGAACAGGCGTTCCTCGACCGTCATGCAGTCGAAAATCGCACAGCAGCCGTACCCGCGCAAGCACTACTTCATTCGCTCCATTGCGGGAAAAACAAAGCCGTTTGTCAGCCGCGCCGGTAGAGGAAATGAATCGAGCACAGCCCTTCCGTGGAGGCGTTGCGCGAGCAATTCGGAATGCGGCACTTCGGTCCGGCGTGCTCTTCGTCCATGTGCCGCTTCAGATTGCGGACGCGGCGGAAGCAGACCGGGCAGCGCGGTTTCGGTCTAGTCGAATTGGTCGCGGAGCCACGGGACATTCGAGTTCAGGAACTTCGTGAGTTCGCCGAGTCCGAGGCCCAGGACCGCAACGACTTCGGTCGGCAGGGACCACGTGGTGATCTCCTGCGAGAGCCAGTTGAGGCCGGCGACGACCATCACTGCGGCGAGACGCCACAGGAACGACTTGATGCGGGCTTCATAGACCTGGCGGAGTGCTGGGGACATTTGGGTTGGGGTTAAAGGTTTTTCGTTATATTGAGCTTGCAGAGAACGTCGAGGGGTGGCGTCCAGTCGAGCATGCGGGCGTCATGGTCGAGAATCACCTCTGTGACGACGAAGCCGGGCGACGGCGAGAAGGTCCGCATGTTGAAGGGCAGTCGGTAGGCGTTGAGAAGTCGTGAAGGCGTCATGTGGTCCAGCAAGGCTTAGAGGCGTTCCATGGAGTTGTTCCGCTCGTTGCGATTGCGGCAATCGCCATGCGGATGTTGGCGTCGGCGTCGAAGACGGAAATGCCTTCGCGGCCGGCAGGTGTGTTGGCCCAAGTTCCGCTGAGATATTGGAAAACACCGGAGGCTGAGCTGGTCGCGTTCTTCGCGTCCCAGCGGTAGCCGGATTCGCACTTGGCGATGGCGAGAGGCAGGGCCGGGTCGAGGCCGTACGAAGCGGAGTGAACGCGGATCAGTTCGATGACCTCGTCTTTGGAATATGCGCTAGCTTCGTCGGGCTCGGCCGCGGTTGAGCTGGGCCGGAAGCAGTTGTCAAGAGAGTCACAATTGTCCGGTCTAGTTGGCGATTCAACAATTCGTGTATCTGATGGCTCAGTCGTTGCGACCACGTTGTAGATGACGTTTTCGGGTGCATATAAAGAAAGGGTTGTGCCAGAACCAAGTGGGCTGTGCGAACTGGACTGAGCCGCGGTCCTCACGTCAAACGCGAGCAGGAACCAGACGATGAAGAGCGCGAGCCAAAACCAATAGCGTTTTATGGCTCACCTGTCGCCCTCGTGGAGGCATCCCGGCCTATCTCTTGTGAGGGTTACGGCTGAAGGAAAAGGAGCTGTTCAAGATCCTGGCCCCAATCCGAGGCGGTACCTGCGGATTCGGACCAATAACAGTTGCTCCAATCGGCGAGCGGCCAGAGAGAGGCCGTTCAGATTGAAGCCAGGACGTTGAAGGAGTTTGGGCGCCGAGTGTCGATTCCCGGCGCCTAGGAGGTGTTGTCCGGGAAAATCGGCCCGGACGATGGGCGGTTCCAAAATGCGCGCTTGCGCGTGGCCGAGGGGGAACCACTTGCCCGGCACGTACAGCGTGCCAAGCGGAAACAAATCGGTCAAGCGGGCTTGTCCACAGCCGCCTTCGACGCCTCAAATTCGTTCTTCCATTTGAGCCGCCAGACTATGAAGCAAGCGTATTTCTTGTGCGCCCATTTCGCCGTGCGCAACAGCTCGTTGACAAGCAAGCGGGCCCAAAAGATGACGCCGCCAATCTTCAAGACGAGTTCGGGGGAAGGAACAAGCGAGGACCAGTCCATCGGCGTCTCCAGGCATCAACGCTGCGTCGCCGTCCGCAGCAATGCCTGTGGCCAATGAAACCGGCTATCGGCAGTGCCTGATCTCGAAGCGTGGCTACGGCGCGCCGCGCTCCGTGTTCCGTTCGGCGGATCTCCCGCACGAATGGACGACTTCGATTCCTGTTGGTGTGCAGGAACCGAGCATTGCGCCGGTTGGCAACGAGCCACGAGACCGGTGCTTGAAACTTCGCCGACCCGAAGGTCGGAACATCGCACTTCGTGAACTTGACCTTGAACTTAACCGCCCGCCGGGAATCGTGACGTCGCTCTTCGTGCGTTTTGGCTGACACGTCACCAGCACCGCGACTGGCGGTCCTCAGTATCCCAGACGCCGCCGCCACGCGCAACTAGAGGCTCGAAGCCGGCGGAATCGGATCAGGGATGACGATTCCTTCAACGTCCGCCTGCCGCTTGAAATTCTCGAAGTCCGTGGCGACCGGAATGGCCTTGTACACAGTCTTGCCGTCCTTGCTCAGGACGATTTTCGTAGCGTTCATGTGGATCTCCTTGATGTCGACGCCGATGATTTCAAAGACGCCGGCAAAATAATTTTTCGTGAGGTAGTGGCAGTACACAGGTTGGCCGGTGTAGTCGCGGTGCTCGCACCACGACGATTTCGCCTTGATGGCGGGAACGCCGTGCCGCAGAACGATGCTGTCCTTGCAGGCGAACAGTGCGTGCTGCCAGTCGTTGATTCCTTGCCACACGGGATCAACCCAGCTGCGGTCCCAGCCCTTTTTCCAGCTCGCCATAATCCCGAGATGGATGTAGTCGTGATTGGCGGCTGCGGCGGCGGCTGAATCGATGTTCGAGGCGTCGGGATAGAACGTGTACATGAGCTCGAAGAAGCGAATGCGGTCGCCGTCTTTCACGGCGATGATGTCGGTCATGTTCTTCTCGGTTTGTGCCGATGGGTCTGGGAATTTCGATTGAAGCAGATAGCCGCTTTTCCGAAGCCAATCAAGGGGCGCATTCAGGTACGCGCCACCGCCCGGAAGGGCCACCTGCGAGTACATGTCTCGTCGGGAGATCTCGATACCTGTGGCGTACGCGAACCCGTAGCCGGCGCTGTGGCAGGTGCAGGACAGGCTGGAACCTTGGTCACGGTCTTTGATGCCGAACAGGTTGGGCACGTTGCCAATCGCATCTTCCTTGACCCTCGACCAGTCGAAAGCCGGTGCGCCGGCAACGCGCCGGTCTTTGATCTTGAGATGGTCAGGACGCTGAAGCGCGCCGTGACCGGGTAGTGCGGAGTTGTTCATTCATGTGGGGTTAATGACTATGAAGAGAGGCGGTGGATCAGTTCGCTGATGAGCGGCGCGAAGACCGTGCCGCCGAGTGTGCCGATGCCGGCCGCGTACCAGCGCCAACGCTCAAGAGCGCGGATACGGCTCTCGTGGTCGTTCGTCATGCTGTCGAGCTTGCCGACCATGCCGCTGACCTTCTCATCGAGACGGATCAGCAAATCGTGGTCGGACGTTGGTTCTGGCATGTGTGTGGACGTTAAGGATTGATAGACCAGTCCCCTGTCCCCCATCGGGACAGGGGTCGAAAACGGCCTGTTTGGGGCTGAAAAGCGGTAGGGGACTGTGGATAACTAGCGGCCGACGCGCGGCGCTTGCGTGGCCGCTGCTCGCCTGATTCCCGTACCGACGCCCGCTTGAATCGCTTTGCCGGCCTTTGTCGCCGCCTCGCCAACGACACGCGGTGATGCCGATGCCGCAGCTGCGGCGGCTGGAATCGCTGGAATCGCTCCGGTCAAGACGCCGTAAGCGCTGCCGATGGTGCCAAGGCCTTCGATGACCTGCCGTCTCGCGCCGATTGGGAGCCATTCCGAAAGAATCGCGCCGGACAGCTCGTTGAGAAGCGAATCAGCTTCATCCTGGCCCATGATCTTCACGAGGTTTTTCACGACCTCGGGATCTTTCTTGAACAGGCGGAGGATGCTGTTGATCTGAGTGCTCGTCTTGGCGTTGCCGGAGAGGTTCAATTCTTTCAGCACGTCGTTGGCGAGCTGCGTCTTCTTCCCGTACGTGGCGAGATGCTCGGCGTAGCCAGGCGCCCGCTCGTCGAGGCCCTTGGTTACGAACTTCTTGAGCCCGCCCAAGACGACGTCGGCGCGCGTGTTGCCCGTCGCGCGGAATTCGGAGATGTGGTTGCCGATGGCTTGGCGCAGGTCCTCGATTCCTCGCGGCGTCACGTTCTTCCACGACCTGAGCTGGTCGTAGAAGGTCTGGAGGTTGCGCTGATCCGCGGCCGTGAGCGTGGTGCTCTCGAACTTCAGTCCGTCGCTCGTGACGCGGCCGTTGAACTTCGCCAATTCGTCGGAAAAGGCCGAGGTGATCTCCTGTTTCGTGAACGGCTTGGTGAACGTGGTCTTCCCGACGTTCTCGCCGAATTCGGCGCTTCGTTGGCCGAGGAAGTCGTAGATGGCGGCTTTGGCCCGGCTGACGAGTCCTTGCTTGGACGCGTCTGTCTTCGCGTACTGGCGAATCGCGTCGCCGACGGCATCGGGATTGTGAACAGCGCGGTCAATGACCTCGCGGCCGGCGCCCGTTGAGAACGCGAGACCGCGCTTCACGAGGCTGCCGATGAGCTTGCTGGCAAACGGTAGTGCGGCGCCAATGGCGGTGCCGACGCCCGGCTTAGTCGGATTATCTTCATCGTCAATCAGGCCCTGAGCCACGTCCGACGCGTATCCGAAGGCCGCGCCTTCTGCGCTCTTAAGGCCGAGTTCTGCCGCGGCAAGTTGGACGCCTTTCAGGCCCGCCTTTTCGGCAAGACCGCCGGTTCCAGGCAGAGCCGCTGACGCGATAGTCGTTGCGGACTTCAACACGTCACCGGCGATGGCCTTGCCGGATGGGCCTTTGAAGACCGGCTCGCCGTTGCCGGCTGGGACGATTTCCTTGCCCTGGTGCGTGATGGCCGGCGCGTGCTGCAAGTCCTTGGCTGCTTTTGTGCTGTTGGCGCCGCTTGTTCCTAACGCTTCGCCGAGAACGTCGCCGCCGAAAAAGCTGCCGAGCTTGCGGCCTAGCGTGCCGAGCTTTTCGCCAAAGGACTTCTTCTGTGCCGGCTGAGGTTGCTTGAAGCGCTTTCGGAATTCCTCCGCTGAGATTGTTTCTCCTACTGCCATAGACGTTGGGGTTATTGGATCTGCGTGTACGAACCGTCCTGGTTCTGCTGCCAGACGCTGCCGTCGTCATTGACCTCGATGTCCGTCGGTTCAACGCCGGTTGCGGCTGTGATGTTCCACGTGACGATGCTCTTCTGGATCTTCTTGAGCTGGTCTTTGAATTGCTCTGGGCTTTGGCCGATGTCGAGCGCGGCGAGAGAGGATTCGAGGAGCGCACCTTCACGGTCAGACACCTGACCGAGTGCGCCGCCGGTCTTGGACGCTTCGCGCATCTGCGTCAAGGCGCCGAACGAAATGTTCGACTTGAGCGTTTCGAGTTTGGCGTTGAAGTCGTATGCGGCCGTGCCAGGAACCTTGTACGTCGCTTTGCCGGCGGGCCCGACGACGTAGCCGCTGACGGACGGCAGAAGTTCAGTCACGCTCTGGAGGATGCGGTTGTTCGTGTCGGTCTGATATTGGGAGACGTTCGGCTGCGTTGCGGCCTTGTATTTGGCGTTGTTGAGGGCAGCGTCGACAGACGTGCCGTTGTTGAAGACGTCTCGGAAGACCGAATCGTAGGCGTTGGCAATCTGCTCGCCGTATTTGGCCTTCACCGCGTTGTATGTATCGCCGTAGCCGCCATCGCCCGGCTGAGAGGCGATGAGTGCAGCCACTCCGGCGTCGGTGTTCTTGTCGATGATGTGCGTGTTCGCCAACGAGCCGTCGTCGCTGGCCGCGCTTGCCGGCGGTCGAACCTGTTCCTGATAGATGCGGCTGCTCTTGAGCTTGGCCTGTGCCTGCGCGAGAGTGTCGTTCGGCATGATGCCGGCGTCCGGATATTGGCTGGCGAGGTCGAGGACGAGGCCGCGCTGCTGAATGATGCCGCCGTCGAGCTTGCCGACGAGGCCGCGCGCCTGCGCATCCTCCAGGGACATGCCGTACTTCTGCTCGAAGGCCGTTTCATCCGGAATGGCTTCAAGGGAGCCGGAGTCGTAGACTGTGCCGCCCGAGTTGAAAAATGGGGTGGTGATGTTGTTTTCCAGGCGGAATTGGAGAGCCTGATCTGCGCGCGCCTGCGCCTTGTCTTTCTGCGCGTTGGCGTCAGCGAGAAGTCCCTTGTGCTGGTCGATGGACGACATGGCGAGCTGGACGCCCGTCAGCAGCGCTTCGCGCGAGGCGTTCTCGTCCTTTTCCTTGAGCGTGAGCGAATTATTGATGAAGTCCTGGGCCAGCTTCAGGCGGTCGAGTGTGTTGGCCTGCGTGATCTCCAGCGGAATGACGTCCTGCGCGGTCTGCTCATTCAGGTGGCTTTCCGTGACGAGTCCGGCGTTGCCGACGGCCGCACGCGCCCGGTACGGAAGCTCGCGCACGTTCTTGGACGCCGTCGCGTAGTCCTCCTCAAGCTGCGGCACGCCCTGCTTGTTTCGCAGGTCGTCATATGTCTGCTGGTAGTTGGGCGAATCGAGGCCGGCGAGACGTCCCTTCAGGGTCTCGAATTCGGCGAGTGCGTCGGAAATGCTCTTGTTCTCGGCCGCGATGGTGTCCTCAACGCTCGAGGACGCGCGCTTGGGGGCAGAGGATTGGCTGAACGTCTGCGTCTGGAAATCGTTCAGGTCGTTCGTGACCTTTTCGATGGCCGCGGAACGGCTCGGCGTGCCGGGCACGGTCCAAGGGCTGCCGGGCGTGCCGGCAGGCAGGGTTTCGTTCTTCTTGAGCTGTTCTGCGGTGAAGGTTGCCATGTGGAGCGTTAGGTTAAGGTCCAGTAGTGCCAGGCTCCGGCGACGAATCGGTAGATCCGAATCGTTCCGCCGTTGACGTACGTGATCTGCGTGCCTTCAGGCGCCGGACCTGAAGGAGCGACGGACTGATAGCGGCCGTCAGGAATGACGTCCTCTTGCTTGGTTCGCTCTTTGCGCTGATTGCGCGATGGAAGGGCTTGCTTTGTCATTTTAGCGCGTGGAATTTAATGCATCAAACAGCACGTCGTAGCTGGTCAGCTCCGGCGTGGTGCTGCCGCTGGTCGTGAACGTCAGCCTGAACTGGATCTCCTTGCCTTTCGGCCTGACCGGAAACAGCACAGGCTTGTTCTGATTGGCTGCCGTGACGGTGTGCGGCGCGTTCGTGAAACTGTCGGTGCGGCCGGTGCGGTACGCAATCGAAACGGCGGTGTTGGCCGGCATGGGCTTGAGGTTGAGGCGGATGCCGCCGAAGCGCTTGAAGCGGTCGGTCCCGATGCGGTGCCAGAGCGTGCGCATCATCGCGTTGTTCTGCCGGTTCGTCGACATGCTCTGAAAGAAGTACTCGCTGGCCGCCGGGAACGTGTTGGCCTTCCACGTCGACAGGTAGATGTTGTCGAGGAACGCCGAGCGGAGAAACGCCGTCTGGCGGACGTTGCTGGACAGCTCGCCCGGCGTGACGAACGAGGGAACGAGCGCCTGCGTGAAGCGGCCGTCCTTGATCTGGTAGACGCCGTGCTGGTTGTTGAACTGCCCGCTGTACAGAAGCGAGCCCTCAAATGGGGCGACTGAGTTCGGGAAGATCTCGATGATGCTGATGCCCGGCCGCAGCGCGGTCTGGTCCGGGAAGACATCGAGGAGCTTCACGAAACCGGCGCCGGTGAAGACCCACGCCGCGCCCGTGTTGCCGGGGAAGGCGTACAGGTCCGTGCCGTTCGAGACGAGCGCGTGAATGCCCTGCGTGTTGAGCGTATAGATGGCGTCCGGCAGCGCGGAGCCGGTGGCCGGCAGAATCCCTCGCCACTCAAAGACGGTCGCCTTGCTCGAACTGATGCCGGCGGAGGCCTGTCCTTCGTTGGCGCCGACGAACAGATAGTCGTTGAAAACCTCCATCGTCTTCACCGTGTAGCCGATGGGCAGCTTCAGCGCCTGGGCTGTGAACGCGAACGATTCGTCGACTGATGCGACGTACCGGCCGTTGCCGATTTTCAGCGTGCCGCCCTGCACTACCATCGGGTGATAGTTGTTGTCGTCGACGACGCCATCCGCCGCCGCGAAGAAATCGTCGTCCTTGCTTGCGGCGTTGCCGACGGGCACGCGGCCGATGTCAGCGTCTGATGGATAAAAGATGTAGCCGTTCCACGCGGCAAGCGACAGAATCTGACCCTTGCTGTTGGTGAGGAACAGCGAGAAGTCGACGCCGTTCGTCGATTCCCAGATGTCGGAGCCGTGAGCCACGTACAGACGCGGCAGGCCGCTACCGTCGATGACTTCGACCATGCACGTGATGGGCACGGAAAGCGAGATCCCGCCTAAGAGGTTCACGTTGACCATCGCTCGGCTGGCCTTCATCACTCCAGGCTCGGCGAACACGTCCATGCCGGAGGCGAATTCAAAGCCGCCCTTGTCTTCGATGGACGGGTTCTGGACGATGCCGACCTGGAAATTGCCGAATGAGGCCTGTTTCAGATGGGTGGGATTAAGATCTTGGCGGGGTGGAGCCTGTCATGAATGCGTTGTGGAAACTCGTTACGTCGTTGGACTTCTGGGTCGGCGGCGTCATCGTTGCGCTGATTGTCAATGTGGCCTCGTCGTACCTACGCGAGGCCGTGGACCGATGGCGCGAGAGCGCTTCGGTGAAACGTCAGGCGAAGATGGCCGCGCACAAGAAGAAGGTGCAGGACTACATTTCACAAATGGCGGCTGATCAAGACGCGCTCGACGAGGCGCGTCAGGACGAGATGCGGATCCGAACCGGATTGCCGATAAGCGTCGCCGCAGCCGTGTTAGTGGGAATCTTGGTAACGGTGGCGGTCGCCATATCTCCGTTGACTTCTCCGAGCACTCCGCCGTCTCACAAATTCATGGAAGGCATGGCGATTCTGTACACGCTTGTCCTCGCGGCCGGTTGTGCGCGTCGCCAGCACGCTGCGGAAGTGCTTCAAGCGCAAATCGCTCTTGCGCTAGTCCAGCGCAAGGTGGAGCTGCTCGAAAAGGAGAAGTCGTAGATCACGGCGAACCGCCTCCACCGCCGCCTTCAGATCCGCCCCCTTCGCCGCCTCCACCGCCGGGGCCACCCTCAGAACCGCCTCCGCCTCCTCCTGGATCAGGGTCGTTAAAGAAAGTGGCAACGCGAGGCGGGCGAGGGCCGCTTCTGGGCCGCCCATATGTCGCATTTCCGCCACGGAAGGCAGTGTTGATGGCCTGGACGCACAACCTACCGTTGGCGTTGATGGTGCCACCGGAGTCACTGAAAATCGATGCGGTGTTCGAGCCCATGTGGACCCAGCAGTTGACGCCGATGATGAAGTCTTTGGAAGCGAAGACCTCAAGCGCCTCTCGGAACACATCATATTGCTCCTGATCCGAAACGGTCGTCGTAAGGTGATAGCCCCACTCGCCAATCATGATCCGGCAGTCGGGAAAGGCCGTGTGGATCTTGTCGAGGTCGCTGGACAGCTTCGCGCCGTATTCGTCATCCGAACGGTACGAGTCGGAGAGATAGTGGTCGATGGTCAGGATGCCGCCGAAGAAGGCGACGATGTCCGCGTTGCCTAAGCCGTCGCTGTCTCCGGCGTCTGAAGAATCGAGGACCTGCCCGGCCAGGTTCAGCAGCGAGAGACTGGGAGAGACGGGGAATGTGTAGACGCGCTTCCCGATTGCCGCAAACGCCGCGTTGGCATATCGCACCTGATCCTTGAGGAACTGGTTGTACTTGGCGATATCGAAATCGCCCTCAGACGTCTCTGGCGTCCTGAAGGTGTAGTTCCCGTGGTTGTTGGCGTTGCTCGGCTCGACGCACATGCCGAACATATCGCCGTCCTCAAACAGGTCCGGATTGCCAATGATGAAGAGGTAGGCTCCGGTCAGATAGTCTTGGCGGCTCAGGCCGGCGGAAATGGCGTTGTCGCCCTCCCACGCGTTCCAATGCGGTCGGTGAAAGACCTTCAGACCCTTGTTTCTGGCGTCGGCCACGTAGTTCGTATATTTGGTCAGGTTGTCGTACGGAACGGCGATGGCGACGTGCGTTGGACGGAGATTCTTGGCCGCTTGGTATTCGTTTCGGCGCTTCGTCTGATCCTGGTTCCACGTGTTGGACTTCGCCACGACCTGGAAATCGACGCTGTTGATGGACCAGCCCTTGGACCGGGTCGGTAAAGGCCACTGCGAGTAGTCGGTCCCGGCAGCGGGCATGTCGAGCGCGATGTCGGCAGAAAGAATGAAGTCGTTGAATGTGCTGTTGCCGTAATCCGTCCAGAAGCCGGCCTTTCCGGCCGCCGTCAAGTCCGAGTCCGTGACGCTGACGCGCTCGACGCCGTTCACGTAAGCCTTCAGGGCGGTCCCAACGGCCTCAAATGTAAGCGTGTAGTCGGTCGCGCCGACGTAGCCGCCGCTGTATGAGCCAAGCTGGGTATCGGTGCCGGCCACGCGCTTGTAGATGCGCAGCGTCTGACCGAACGTGCTGATGCGCGCGTAGTAGAAGTTGTCGGCGTCGATATAGCGCAGCATGAGCCCGATGCCGGAAGTCTCGCCGGTGGTCGTGGCAACAATCGCCCGGACCGAATAGTCAGGCGAGTTGGGGACGATATCGAGGGTCGCGAGATGGTTGTTGAGTCCGACGGCCTTCAGCTTTCCGCTGACAATCTGGAAGTCGCCGGCGACTTCCGTGTACGAAAGCCCCATCGGCGCCTTGTCCGAAATGTTCGTGTTATCGGGTCGGTCGAACGAATCGCTGAAAATCGATTGCATGGGCGGTGGGGTTAGATGGTGTAGCCGTCGAGGTCAACCGTGACGTTGCCACTGCTGCCGCCGCAGTCGACGTTGAGCGCTGTGTTGATGGAACCAGGAACCGGCGTGCTGAGATGTTTGACGACAGTCGTCTTGGCCTGCATATAGAACGGGCCAATCAGGACGTTCGAGGCGCCGTCCACAATGGCGACCCATTGTTCGGTGTCGGTCGAAATGGTGAGGTCGGTGACGTAATGACGCTTGTCCGCGGTTGCCGCCTTCACTTCCTGGACGCTCGTGCTTGACGTTCCGTTGAAGTGAGCGTGAAAGGCATCGCCGCGGCGCATTGGCGCGGTCAGGACGGTGTCGTTCTCTTCGCCTTCAGAGATGCCCGCCAGGGCTTCCAGCAGGCGGACTGAGCCGTTACCGCCCGATGATCTGGCTTTGGCGCCCACGACGACCTCGACGCCATCGCCGTTCTCGTCGGAATCAATCCAGATGAGGCCGGTGTTAGGAACCTGGAAATCAAATGATTCGCCTGGCGCAAGCGTGATGCGCTGATCAGAATCAGCGACCACCGCGGAGCTGTGGCCGATGTAGATCTTGCCGGCGTTGTCGCTCTTGGCGCGGACGTTGACCGCTTGGCGCGGTTCAGCGGATTGATTGTCGAGCGCTACCGGCGTTCCAGCGGACTCGACGACCGTCTGGAACGTGTAGAAGTTGTTTGGCATGCATGTTTGGTTAATTGCTTACGGACGGGAAACGGGAGTCCAGTCGTCGTCAGGCGGCCGGCTCACTTCAACGAACGCGTCGTCCGAATCGCGGACAACGGGAGCGAACGAATCGTCGGGAACGTAGGAACAGAAGATGTCGAGGGTCGTGCCGGCACCGAAACTGGTGCTGCCGAACGGATCAGGAGGCGTTGGCCCGTACGCCGCGTTGTGGGCCACGAAGCCGCCGACTCCCGTCTGCGCGCTGATGGAGGGCTGAACGCTGACTGATGCCTTCAGAAAGATTGCGAGCTTGTACTGCTGGCCGGCGGTGAGACGGATGCGATTGGCGCCGGTGAGCGGAAACGTGATGGCCTGTTCCGTGAAGTTGGTAATGGCGAGCTCGTCCGAGAAAGCCAGCAGCGCGCCGGTGGCCCCAGGCAGATAGATGGCAGCCCGCGCCACGGTCGGCGACGAGAGGTTCATCTTCATCCTGGCGGTGATTGAAACCGCGGCGCCGTCCTTGTCGGGAGCGGCGGTGATGCCGGTTACGCAGTCGGTCGCGTACGACACTCCGTTTGGTCCGTCGGTTGTCTTGCCGAATGTCGCTTTCATGTGAAGGGGCGCTAATAGTCTGAACCGTCGTCTGCGGGCGTGCCGGACACGAGCTCGTCTTGCAGGGCGCGCGGGTACATGGTCTTCAGCATCAGCGCCACGCCTTCGGTCCAGCGGCGCTGGTTCTTGGCCCAGAGCGGGTCGTCTTCGTCCAGCCACGAGAGTGCGGCGTACGCGGCGTGCAGGTAATGGAAGTTGTCGGGAACGAGCGGCGGCGTGTTGTTCGTCGAGCGGTCTAGGTCGGAGGGAAGAAGTTCGAGGGAGGCTGTCAGCCGGTCGTCGCCTTCCGTGTCCGCGGTTGCGGCCGGATAGACGAACAGGTGCTTGCCTTTGAAAAAGTAGATGGGATCCGACGCGGGCCATGAGGCGAGCATGGTTTCAAGCTCGGTCCCGTAACGGTCGATGAGCGACGCCTCCGAGCGGTAGCGCGCCGGGACGAAGCCGGTGCCGAAGTCCACCTTCAGCCACTTCACGTTGTGAATGCGCGAGGGCGCCAGGTACGCGACTTGGCCGGCCACGGTGTCGCGGACGTACTCAAGTTCGGCGCGGTCCTCCTGTTCGCTGAGAATCAGCCCGTTCAGGATGCCGTCCGCGTCCGCGTAGTACGAGAGCTTCTCTGCGGCCGGAAACGAATTGGAATCCGACTTGGCGAAGTAGTCGGTCTTGGCGTCCATCTCGTCGGTGGTCATGCGAAGGGGTTAAGGGCAATCCGATGCCGCCGAGGCGGCACGGGGACTGCGCTCAACGTCTTTAGGCGTCGAGGTTGGTGCGGTCCTGTTCGTTCTGAAGGTCCAGGCGGACCGGGCGGCTGGCGTCGTTCTGCGAGCGGAGAGCGGATGACGCTTCCTCGTAGATGCCTAAGGAGCGCCAGATGATTTCGGCGACTGCTTGTGGCACCTGCACGTTCGGCACGCCCTTGGGGACGTTCATGCGGTGGCCGTTGATCTCCACCGGGAACTGGGTGCCCTTCGGCTCTCCGTTCTCCAGCGGAATGAACACGGCGACCTTCGGCTGCGCGGCGAGCATGGCCTTCATGTCGCCGGCGGTGCGTTGAAAGTCGGCCTCCTCATGGGCCTCGTTGCGCGAAGTCGTCCGCGCGATGGTTTCCCCTTCGGTGGCCGGTTTGCCTTCCTGGTCGCTATCAGTCAGCGGCTCTTTGGTCTTTCTTGTCATGGCGTTGCGGGTTAATGATTTCGGCTAGTCGGCCTTCCAGCGGCACTGCTTGTTCTGGATGGCCGCGGCGGCGGCGATGGTGACCTTGTTGCCGCTGACGTTGATGGCGGCGTCGGCGGTGTCGAGGGTGCGGGTTCCGGCCGCGACCGTCTTCAGGGTCGTGTCGGCGGCCATGCCCTTGAACCACTCGTACTGGATGCGGTCGGTTTCGTTGAGCCAGCGGAAGTACGACGGGGCGTAGCCGAGGTCAATGACAACGGGAGCGGCCGTGTCGGTCGTAAGGTACGAGCCGTTGTCTTGGCGGACCACGCCGTTGCTTCTGTTCTGCGATGAAGTCGTGGACATTGTGATTGTCGTTAATGGTTGAAGGGGAGCCGACGGATGTCAGCTCCCCGGAATGTCAGGCTTAGGCGCTGACGGCGTGCTCGTAGCGGTACATGAACGATTCGTTCAGGCGGTACGCGACGAACGTGCTCTTCCAGCCGGCGGTCTGGCGCTGTTCCAGCGGATCAGCGGTTCCGGCCGAGCCGAGAGCCTTGTAGATGAAGCGCAGGGCTTCGCCGGTGATGCGGCTGATGCCGTACGCCTGGTCGCCGAGAATGATGTCGGCGTGCACGTCCTTGCCGCTGTCTCCGGCGCCGGCAAAGATCTTGGCGTTGGTCGATTCGATGAAGCGGAATTCGTCCAAGCTGCCGATTTCGTCGGGAAGCGGAGTCGTGGTGCTCGGGTACTTGTGGACCGGAATAAAGCCGGAGGATTCCAGGTTCTTCAGGTCGTAGTGCGTGTCCGGGCTGATGATGGTGATGTACGCGGCGCGAATCGGGGTCGTGCTGACCTGGTCGGTGCCGGTCGCCATCTTCGTGATCTTGCGCGCCTTGTTCTTGCGCAGGGCGCGGGCAATCTTGCGGTAGTCGGCAACGGCGACGTTCGCGGCGACGGAACCCTGTCCGCCCACGCCGTTGGCGTAGAAGACGGCCGAGCCGGCCGCGAGGACTTCGCGGGTGAGCTGGTCAAACGTGTCCGCGCTCTGGTCGCCGAGGATCTCGACGGTTTCGGTCAGGAGCGGATCCTGGGTCTCCATCATCACCTTGTCGGTGAAGGTCACGTAGTCGCCGTACTGCTTGGTGGCGACGGTGATGTTCGTGATGGAGAGGTTGCTGCCCGGAGGCGTGACGCCTTCGGTCAGTTCGGTCGTCGCGGCGGTCAGGTTGCCGTAGCGGCGGAAGCGGACTTGGTTCGTGCCGGCGTTCTTGCCGATGTCGCGGATCTGCGCCAACTTCGTGTAGACGAAGTTGGACGTGACGCGAAGCAAGAGGGTGCGCTGGTAGATGGCATCCACTTCTTGGGTGATGGTCTGTCTGTCGGTCATTGGTGGGGTTGTGCCCCGGCGCTAGGTGACGATGCCTGCTTTGACGCGGTTGTTGTGAGCGATGAGTTCCTCGTCGGTCATCTGCGCAGCAGGAGAGCCGCCCTTGCCGGTGCGGTTAATGGTGTTGTTGTTCCCCGCACCTGACGCTTCACGAGCCTCTTGCTCGGCCTTCTTGAATTCCTCGACGCCTTGCCGCTTCGCGTTGGCGACTGCGGTGTCGTAATCGAGAATCTTCAGCAGGTCTGACGCGGCCAGGCCCTTGTACTGGTCCAATTTCCACGCTTCGCGGATCTTGGGCTCGTACACGGCCTTCTTACCGGCGTTGTCGCCTGCGAACAGTTCGGCCAGCTCCGTGTCATCGACTTGCTGCCGATGCTGCGAGAGAACCGGTTCGAGCTGTCGTGCGACCTCGGACGAAATGTCCTTCGGGTCGGTGGCGTTGGGCTTGTTGTCGTCTGGTTGCGGGTCGCCGTCGTCCCCTTCCTTGCCGGCCTGTTTGGCGGCCAGCGCCTCGTACTTCGACTTCCAGTCGTCCCGTTCGGAGACGACTTGCTTGATTCGAGCGGAGGCGGAGTTGCGGGACTTGGGCTTGAATTCCTGTTCGCCGGAATTCGGCGGCGGGGTGCCCTCGTGGGACTTGTCGGACGGCTTGGCTTCTTCCTTCTTGCCGGCGTCGGCCTGTCCGTTGGCCGGTTCCGTCGCTTTGTTCTCAGTTGCCGAATCTGTCGCGGTTGGCTCCGCTGTCGGCGCCGCGGTGGTGTTATCCACAGCTTCGCCCGGCTTGTCTGGTTCAGACATGCATCTCCTTGAAAGCGTCAACCAGCGGGCGGATGAAACCCTCTGGGACGGTTAATGACTTTTGTTAGGCGGCCTTCTCGTAGCGCGGAATGAGGTCGTTGAGCAGGTACTCGTTGTACTTCTTGTCGTCTTCGGTCTTGGCGATGTCGGCCTTCTGATGCTCGATGTTGCGCTCCAGGACGAACGCCTGCTTCTTTTCGGCGTTGGCGGCCGGTTTTTTCTTGGCCGCGATGGCGGCGTTGAGCTTGTCCAGCTCCTGCGTGAGCAAAGCCAATTCGTCGTTGAGCTTCACGAGCTTGAGCTCGTTGTGCCAGATGTTCTCGGCCGCGGTCTTCTTGCGGTCTTCGATGAACTGGGCGCGGTGTTCTGCGCTTCCGATTGTCATGTTGGGAAAGTTAATGGCGGGAATCAGGACTCGTCTTCGTCGCCGTCCTGAACGGGAGGCACGTTGCGCGCCTCGTCCAATATCAGTTTAGGCAACGATTTGAATTTGTACAAGTCCGAGCGGCGCTTCTGCACGAGTCGAAGGTCGTCAATCGAGTCGAACTCCGCGTCGCGCAGCTGTTCGTCGAACGCGGCAATGTTCAAGTCGAGCGCCCTTTCGATGAGCTTCCAGCCCGACAGGTCGGTGAATCCGCCCAGGGCGACAAGGGCGGCTTCGCGCTCCTCGTCGTTTTTGAAAATCTCAAGGTCCATGTGGTTATGCGGTTAATGATGGCGGCGTTGAGGGTGCAGGCGGCACGGGCAGGGGCGTAACGGTCCCGTCCGGCGCCTGGTTCGGCGCAGGTTCCTGCGTCGTGATGCCGGCGAACAATTCCGGGCTGTTGCGCTGGATCATCATGGCGCGCTTGTGCGCCTCGATGTGGGCGAACTTGGCTTTGGTGTCCGCGGCCTTGCCGTGGATCTCCAAATGCGTCTTGTGGTCGTCCGTGGCCTCAATCTTCACGCCATCGAGCGTGTCCTTGTTGAGGCTGTCGTTTTCCTTTTCAGCCCGCATCTCGTCGATGGTCGGCGGGATCAGGCGGTCAACCTCGTCCTTGGACAGCTTCAGCCGGCCGAGCTTCTGGGCGTAGTAGCGCATGTTGGCGCCCGGCGTCTGCGTCAGGACCACGCCGAACTGGCTGAGGAACTGAAGCTGTTCGCGCTTGGTGGCCTGCGACACGAACCGGGATTCGATTTTCACGTCCGGGTCGGTCTTGAAGTCGAACGTGTCGGCCGTCACCGGCAGGACCTTCGGACCGAAGGCGCCGATGAGGCGCACGGTCTTCTTGTCGATTCCGTCCTTGAAGTTGGCCTTGTACGCGTCCAGCCACATGTAGGCGGCGTCCTGTTCGGCCAGCGAGAAGAGCGAAGCCGTCAGCGAATAGCGGGTGTCGACGTTGGCGGCAACCTCGGCCGTTTCGGTGGCGGTGCGCTTCTGCTGGAAGAGGATGCCCTGCTGGATGTCGGGCGTGGCGAGCGCCTTCTGCGCGTTGGTGTCCAGAAGGTTCATGAGACCGTCCACGTACTGGTGGATGGTCGGCTTCTGGAGCGGAATGACGCTGTTGGCGTCCAGGTCCTCGGCTTCGATGAACTTGCCGGGGATGTGCTTGCCGAGCTGGCGCTTGTTCTTGATCTTCTTCTTGTCGAACAGCCATTCGGGCAGGACGTCGAACTTGGCCGCGTCGAGCATGCTGTTCTGCAAGAGGGCGCGTGCGCGCTGCTTGTCTTCGGTGAAGTCGGGACAGCCTGGCGTCAGAAGCGTGTGCGGATCCGGGTAGATGCGCGAGAGAACCAGCGGCCAGTAGTCGGTCTTGATGGCCTTCAGCCGCACGACGGTCTTGCCGTTGTTGCCGACCTCGACCAGATATCGCTTGCCGTCAATCCAGGTGTAGCCCTGGATCAGCGGATAGTACTTGTTCGTCTCCACGTCGGAGAACGGCGTGCCCAGGCCGCGGGCTTCGGCCCTGGCCTGTTCGGTGTTGCGCTGTTCGCTCGTCTTCGCCTCATCGGCGTCCAGCGTCTCCGTGTTGAAAAAGCCGGCCTCCTTGGTCATCTCGGCTTTGGTCCGCAGAATGTCGCGGTAGATGAAGCGCGATGCGCCGCGTTTTAAGCGGTTGCCGTTGATGGAGACGGCCTTCGGGTCGAAAACGGTCGCCATCGGGTCCCAGAGGTCAGGAATCGGCGTCAGGGCGTCCCTGTCGAAGTGGGACCAGTCCTCGATGGCGATGCCGAAGAAGCTGGCGTCCCAGTACTTGCCGTAGTCGTGCTCGGCCTTGCCCATCTCGTCGTAGTCGAACGCCCAGACGGCGTTGAGTTCTTCCGCCCGGTCCTCGTCCTCCTCCTCGCGCCAGAACCATTCGGTGTCCAGCCGGTCCTTGTACAGCGCGGCCAGAATCGTCTGGTGCGTCGAAAAGACCAGCGTGTCGCCGACCTTCTTCGGGTCGCGCATCTGGTTGATGTACAGCTTCAGGAACTTGCGCCACTTTTCGCGGCGCGGCTGGACGAAGGTCAAGCCCGCCTTGTACTCGTCCATGACCTGCTTGGCGATGCGCTCGTAGCGCTTCGATTCGGTCTCTTCGTCGTCCTTCTGGTCGGCCTCGTCGGCCTGTTGTGTCGTGTCCACTTGCGTGTGGGTTAATGCTTGTAAAATCGGGCGCCATGCGGCTTGCGCTCTGGAATTGGTGGTGGGATGCGGCTCTCGGGCTGCCGCGCGCTCAGGTCGTCACGGGCGTCCTCGGCGTCGTGCTCGCCGTTGTCGCAATCGTTTACGCCTGGCGGGTGGCGAAGCGCCAGTTCCAGGTGATGGACGACCAGGACAAGGTCATCAGGCGGCAGTTGGAATTGCTCGAAGAGCACAAGACGCTGTTGGGTCGAATCGAGAAAATCGAGGATGAGCAGCGGGAAGTTCTAAAGCGCCAGGGTGAGATTGCGGAACGCCAGCATCAGATCATGGAAGAACAGCTGGCGAAGCGGTCGGACCTACGCGTGCGCGCTAGCGGACAGACGGCGTTGCCGGGCGGAGACTTCAGCAGGCTCTATCCCGTCACGACCATCACGATGTACGTCAAGAACTACGGCACCAAAGGCGCGGACGGATTCCATTGGGAAATATTCATTCCAGACGAAGCCCGCGGCTCGGTGAAATTCGTTGATGAGGCGGGTGACGAAATCGAAGGCCGGTTCGCGCCGATGTCCGAAGCCGACCGTTATCACAAGCTCGAAGGGCACTACACGCACAGGCTGTTTCCGCGGAGCGACGTTGCTGTCACCACCTTGGCGATTCAGAACCGGCATGCCCGCGCCAAGGAATTCACAATCAAATGGCGCATCAGATCCGAAGACGGCTACAACCCAGATCCTGAACTCGGCGAGATCCGCTTCAAGAAGACGGACGATTGGTCGTACGAGATGTTCCACGTCCCCCTGAAGAATGATCCGCCGGCATCGGATGACGACGGCGCGGAGGATCAGGCCGCCGAGTCATAGACGTCGGCGTACGGATCTTCCTGCTCGGGCATCGGCTCGTCGCGTTCATCGGGCTTCGGCGCGTTCACTGCGAAGAATTCGGTCATCGTTCTCATGTGGCTGGTCCAGTCGTGGACTGGCTTAATGATCTGCGTCGTCGCTTGGCTCGTGTCCTGGCGCTGCGGGTAGTGGGCCTGCTGCATGCAGTTCCGCCAGCGCAGGTTGTTGCCCTCGTCCACGTCCAGCGTCCGCAGGAGCATCTTCGTTGCGGCCCGGCGCTCCACGAACTCATTGGCGGCGGGATTGGTCTGGATGTAGATGCCGGCCTTCTCGAACTCGTCGTATACGCTCGTGCCCGTCACCTGATTGCGGTTGCCGCCTGACGGGTCGCCGAAGTGAATCGCTCGCTTCCAGTTCTTGACGACGTTGATGATGGCGAGGTCCTTCTCGTCGTACGAGAACTCGGATTCGATTGGCTTGCCGAAGAACGGCAGGAACCACTTCACGACCTTGCCGGAGCGTTCGAACGACAGCAGCAGGCGCGGCCGGAGCGTGGCCGGATCAATCTGGAAGAAGCCGATGGCGTGGGAGTCGTCCAGGCCGGGGTCGTGCGACACGTAGAGAGGCAACGACGGGTCGTACGGAAAGCTGCCGAACGTCACGAGCTTCATTTCTTCGCCGTAGACCGAGCCCTTGGCGCTCGTCTCGTAGCTGATGTCTATTTCCTGCGCGAACGTGTCCGGGTCCAGGCGCTTCTTCTCGCGCTGATACCAGTCGAGCGTCTTCTTGGGATGCAGCGACCAAAGGAGCGTCTTGATGGCAATGCGTTCCCCGTCTTGGCCGAAGCGCAAGCGCTTGAACTTGCCGTACGGCGCGGCCGTTGAGACGGCCAGCCGGCACGGCGAGGACTGCGACGACGCCCGCCACGCCTCCGCGTCGTAATCCCAGAACGCGAATTCGTCCAGCAGGACGGCCTTGTACCGGCCGCCGCGTCCGAAGTCCTTGTTCGCCGACTCGCCGGAAATCTGCGATTTGTTCTCCGGGTTCGTCAGGTTCAGGAACGTGCGGTGCACGGCCGGATCAAAGCCTTTCGGCAGAAGCCAGGCCGGCAAGCGGTCCACGTTGTAGTCCAGCTTCTTCAGCAGCGGCGCATCGTCTTCGGACTCGGTCTTGCCGTCCACGAGGTCTTCCTTGCGCGAGCCGACCAAAAAGCGCGAGTTCGGCCGAAACCGCCAGTACCACAGGAACACGCATAGCACTTGATACGTAGCGCCCATGTCGCGGGATTTGTCCACGAGACCGTCCTCGCCCTTCTCGATGCGCTCAATCACCCAGTCGGTGAAGTCGCGCTGATAGTCGTACAGGATGAACGGCAGGTCCGACGGATTCTCCCGAGGGTCGAACGTCCAGCAGAACGTGTTGATGAAAAAGTGCGGATCACGCGAGGCGAGTTCAAGAGCGGCGGCCTGTTTGACCGGGTCGCTTTCTGCGTCGAGCGTGATCTGCGCTCTTTGCCGTAAGGAGTCTAAGTAATTCATCTGCGGAAGCATTGGTGATGTTGATGTTCATGGCGGGCGAAATCGGGTTGCCGTCCGGGTCCGTTAGCTCGTGGCGGTCTCGCCAGCCGAAGTTCTTCAGGGCGAAAATCGGGCCGGCCGCGTTCTTGTTGATGAAGAGCGCCTGCTCCGCGTAGTTCTCGATGTAGGTCTTCAGCTTTTTTACGGCGTCAGCAAACGCCGGGTCCGCTTTCTCCCGTCCCGCCACCTCGCCTTCGTATTCCAGAAGCGTTTGACGGGTCGTTCCGAGCGCCAGCGCCAAGCCGGTGATGGTGAAAGGCCGGCCGGCGTCCTCGCACTTCTTCAGGTACGTCAAACCGGCCGCTTCAAGATCTGCGGCGGTTGCGAACTTCAATGGGCGTCCGGTCTTCTTGGTCATGCATGTTGTGGACAAACGGCTTGTGGATAAATCAGGCCTCACGTTCCGATTCCCCAAGGAATCAAGCCGTTCGACCGTTTCTTTTCGCTTCCCTATGATTCAGGTACGGGTCGGAGAGGAACGTCTCGAAGCTACGAATAGCCGAAGCCTCTCCAGTGTCACGCGGCGGGCTGTCCTCGCAAATATGCAGTCAGGACAACCGTTGACCAATCAATTCCGCGTTGGGGCTGGACGAGGGTAACGGAGGCGAAAGGAGGCCAGAGAGACGGCACCGACCCGTTTCAAAAATCATTAAGCGAAAAATCAAATGAAATGCGTGAAGTGCCACAGGGAGAAGCCGCAGGAGAACAGCAAGCTGTGCAAGCCGTGCGGCGAGGAGTTGCGGGGCGAATAGCGCCGCATGACCCGAAGGACTATCCGGAGCGCTGCGACACATGTCAGCAGCCGGCCCGGACGGAACAGTCAGACGGACGGTGGGATCAGTTCTGCGTCAACAAGAAGTGCTGGCAGTACGACGCACTGAATCTGCGGAGTGGGTCTGCAATCAGTCTAGCGGAGGAAAAAAACAAGTACAAGGGCGCAAGAAAATTAACCAAACGCACATGACAAGACGACAAACGCAGATTCTGGTGCTCAAGCGGCTCCCGAATCACAACGAGATCAAGAACCTGCTCGCCCAGATGATTGGCGAGCTGTACTACCCGCAGTACCAGGCTGACACGTACGAAGAAGCCGACGACCCGACACGCGAGGTTATCGACCAGTACATGCCGAGGCTGGCGCGACTGCTCCAAGATCCAAAGGCCAAGGCCAGAAAGGCGGCCGCATGAAGCTCGAACAACAGGTCTGCTCCCTGGAATTCGCCAAGCGGCTCAAAGAGCTGGGCGTGAAGCAGGAGAGTTACTTTTGGTGGGCGATGGCATCAGTGAATGGACAGCCAGATTATTTTCTCGTTAACGAGAAATATGCGTTGCCGACGGCTGCTGCCGCCTTCACCGTCGCCGAGCTGGGCAAGATGATGATGTCCGAAGACACTGTGTCTGGGTACAGCCACGAGCGAATCGGCTGGTTTTGCGAATCATCCCAGCATATGAAATTCAACATCACCGAAGACACCGAAGCCGATGCCCGGGCCAAGATGCTCGTCTACCTCATCGAGAACGGCCTGATGAAGCCGGAAGGGATGGCGGCATGAGGGAGATCAAGTTCAGAGCGTGGGACCAAGAGCAAAGAGTCATGCACGCTCACGTGCAGGACTGGTACGACCAGATGACGGAAGAAGACGGCGAACCGTATCAGACAGAAAACTCATTCGGACATGTTGTGAGCACTCGGCGCTACAACGTGATGCAGTTCACCGGCCTACGCGACAAGAACGGCAGGGAAATCTACGAGGGCGACATCGTGGCGTCGTATGAGCGCCAGCGGCTGCCGGGAAGAAGACGCGGAAAGGTCGTCAGGAAGCAATTCGTCATTCGCTACGATGCACCGCAGTTCATGTTGGGAATTGACGAAGACAGCGCGCAGTACCTGACGAGCGGCGAGGCGAGAGCATATGAAGTCATCGGCAACATCTACGAGAATCCAGAGCTCTTGTCGGAAAGCGAGGCGGCATGAAAATGCACTTCTGCACCGAAAACCCGTGTCCGCGTCACGATGCTGAAGCCCGCCGGGTCCTCGACAACGGCTATCGCTTGACCTACGTGGTGTCCCGCTACCGTCGCCGGCCGTGGCACGAGCGCAGCGCCGGCCGCATCGTTCTTTACAACCTGGGCTGTCTCGCGTTGCTCGGCCTCGCCGCGATGATCTTCATGACGCTGGCGGTCATGGTCGGACCAAAGGGCTAGAGCGCCAGGAAGAATTCCAATTCGTTCTCGGCCACGAACTTCTTGCCCTCGGCGCGTGCCCACGCGATGACATCAGCGACTGAACAGCCTGCGCCGCTTTCATCCTGTTCGTCCTTGTCCTCGTTGCCGCTCGACACCTTCGCGTAGGTGATGGCGTCGGCGTCAAACGACACGCCCAGCATCGCGAACTCGTCAATAGCGAGTGCCCGCGCCTCCATATCATTCTCCGCCTCGACGTAGGTATGCGGAATGGGTTCAGGAACGTTGCCGTGACGGCGTGCGGCCGACCAAAGATTGACGTGATATTTCTGCATGAGATTCATCGTAGCTCTTCCTTTCGTCAGCGGCCTTCGGAGAGCAGGTAGCGCAATCGTTCCTTGAGCTGCTGTTCGTCCTTCGTCTTGGCCGGTCTGCTGTACAGCCACGCCAACAAGTCCTCAACCCTGACGCGGAACTTCCGGGGCGCGGCGACCTCAATCTCGAGGAACGTACGGCGCGACGGGCCTTTGATGTAGCGGCGGCTCTGCCACTGCTTGAGGGCCAGGGCGCCGGCCTCGTACAGCGAGCTGGCGTCCACCTTCGCCTCGTGGCGGTGGCCCCTCTCCTCGAACGTGACGGTGCAGGACTTCGCGCTCACGACGCAAGCAGGCCCCGCAACCGTCGCTTCGCGGCCAACTCCGAGGAATTCATCGACGGCCGGTCCAGCCAGCGCTTCAGATCAGAAAAGGCGACGACGCTCGACGGGCCGGGCTCCAGAACTTGGACGCGTAGGCGCGTGTCCGGCTCGACGCCCTCCGAAAATTCGTTGGCCGTCAGCGTCGACAGGGCGATGACGGCCGCCTCGTACGCGCTGTCAGCCTCGACCTCAACGGAGCAGAAGCCGCCGTCGGCCCGGCGGAACGTGACGCGGCAGAGCTTGCCCGGCATGGGCCGAGTCTATGGCTTTCGCTTTTTGTTCGTCAAGCCGAAACGAACCCGCTGGGGTGGCTAGGCAGCCGTCATCAGGCCCCCGTTCCGCTCAAGCCGGAAGCGGGTCCAAATTCAAAGAGGCTGTGTACTGGTTCATCCAAGGCGTCCTCCACAATGCCCGCAGTCCGAACGTTCTCAGAACGTGAAAAAACGGCCCAAAAACGCGCAATCGAAGTTTTTGTACTACCCCCAAAATTCGTGCTAGCTTTTCTTTGGTCTTTCCGGAGCGCAAGCAAAGGAGAGATCCATGCACGAGCCAATCGTTCTAGCCGCCATCATTACCGCCCTCGGCGGGATCATCGTCGCCCTCATCAACAGCCGAGGCGACAAGTCGTCCAGGAAACGCCATCGCTGAACCGTTCTGTGGTTCCGGCACCTTGCGCATCCGCATTTTAGAAGCGGGTTCACAAGCCCGGAAATCATTAACGACAACAACATGAACAAAAGGAGAGACGCAAAATTCAAGGCGGACAACTACGGTGACGTACTTGCCGCGGTTCATGGCCTTGAACTCGTCAGCTTCGAACAAACCGGCGACTATCATGGAAAGTACTTGGCGGTGCTGAAAGACACCAACCGCTTGTTCTATTACATCGGCGCATACGGTTCATGCTCCGTCTGCGACTGGCTTGAAGAACAGCGCGATTGGGATACGAACGAGATATCGCTGAAGGCGGCCCTCGACTACTGCGCGGACATAAAACCGAAGTACATCGTCCCGCTGAACAAGCCCCTTGAGTTCGAAAAGACTGATGACGAAATGTGGGAAATCGTGATCTAGCCGCCTTGCGTCACCGCCCCTGGCTTCTCGGCCAGGCGTGGTCACACAAGGAGGATCCATGGAGGACAGACACAAAGCTCTGCGCGAGCTCCCGTTTGCGGCGCTCGCCCAGGTGCTCGACTTCGACCTGAGCAAGTTCAGACAAAGGAAGAACGGTACGGAGTGGACCGGGCCATGCCCGATTCACCGACCGAAGAAGAACAGCTCATCGTTCAGCTTCGCCCAGGACGGCCGGTACCAGTGCTTCAGCTGCTCGGCGAAGGGACGAGGCGCGATTGACTTGACCATGGCGGTCAAGAAGTGCGGGTTTGCCGACGCCACCGCTCTTTTAGAAGCGGCATCGCAATCTTTGCCGCGACCCACAGCGGAAGGCCCAACACAACCGCAGCAACAATCCAATCTTCAAGCATCTGAGAATCCCGCCTTCAAGAGCACCTACAGCAAGTTTCGCACCGAGTCGCCGTGGTTGACCGAAAGAGGGCTAACGCCTGAGACACTCGACCGCTATGAGGTGTTCCAGTACCACAATCCCACCCGAAGGTCTCAGTTGGATGGCTCCGTACTGCTCAAAATCAGCCGCTGGAGCGACGGAGAGTGCGTAGGGTACTTGAGCCGCAATATTGGCGAATGCACCCCTGAGAAGCCCAAATATCGCTTCCCAGCGAACCTGCACAAGTCGCTCGAAGTCTTCGGGGCGTTCCAGCTCAAGGGCAGTGAGCGCTTGCGCATCGTCTACGTCGTCGAGTCGCCATTCTGCGTGATGAAGTTCCATCAGCTCGGCGTGCCGGCAGTGTCGCCGTTTGGTTGGACCGTCAGCCCGCAGCAGGCCGACGTCATTCGTCAGCTCGCCAAAGGCGTCGTGTTCCTGCCGGACCGGGACAAAAGAAAAGAGGCCACGCAGTACGCGGGCCTTCTGTCGGAATTCGTTTGGGTGAAGATGCCGGAATTTGAAACGGAGGATCCTGAAAGCCTGACCGAGGCTCAGATTCGGTCGCTGGCCTGA